TCGGGACTACCGAAAACTCTCCCCATTCATCTGCGAGTTTCTGTTTCAACAGTGCAGGTTCAGCCACATCAAAATCAATATCTGGATACGAAGTCATTCCTTTTGTCATAAAGCGCTCGAACGGTAACTCCCAACGAATAGGATTAACCTGAGTAATATCAAGGGCATATGCTAGCAAGCTGCCCGAAGCGCTTCCTCTTGCTGCTCCTGTTGCCATTGTCGCATTTGCTTTGTCTGCTATAGCTTTCATTGTCAGGAAATATTTCGAAAATCCCTGTGACGCTATCACGTCAAGTTCATACTCAATGCGCTTGATGTATTCATCTGATGTAATCTCTTTATCTTCCAATCCTTGAAGTGCCATCCTTCGTAATGTTGATTCCGCTGTTTCACCTTCTGGCACAACGAAATTAGGCAAACGAATGCTAGCATCTGGCTCAAAGTCTTCAATTTGTTCGTGGGCGATCCAATGAGTCTTTGTGATGGTTTTCAATATCTCGTCATCATCATACGTCTCGTTACACTTTTCAGAATACTTCTTATAAGCCTCCCACATTTGTTCGCCATTCTTAGGATATAACTCATATCCAATCTCCTCAACAGACTTCGGCAAACTAATATCATCAATCCAACTTGGAATACCTTGCGATAACCATCCCAGACGCTTGTACATCTCTCTGTCTTTCCATGCGTCTTGTCGAGGATAATGACTGTCTGCTGTAGAAACAACCGGCACACCCATATCTCGACATGCTTTCAATACATTCTGATTTATCTTGTGCTGTTCTGGAATTGAATTCCACTGAACCTCTCCGTAAAAACGATCACCAAAGATATCAACAAACTCTGCGATCATCTTCTTCATTGCCGTTTGCACTGCTGCTTCGCCATCGTCTTTATGTTCCCACCACACACCAGCCAAAGGTCCTGACATACAAGCACTAGTGCAAATAACACCCTCGCTGTGCTCTCGAAGCATATCAAAATCCATTCTTGGGCGTCGATAGTAGTTCTCCTCGTTATGTGAGGCAGATACCAACTTGTACAAGTTGTTCAATCCTGTCTGATTCTGCGCCAGCAACACAAGATGCCTATACCGGGGCAAGCCGCCGATAGTCTGCGCATTCACCGAACCGTCTGATTCCACCGCTGCTGATGTTTGCTTTTTGCTGTTTAACGAACGGGCGAGTTTCTTGTCTTCTTTTATCTTCTCATAAACCTCTCGCCACTCAGTAAGAGAAGCGTGAAAGTATGCCTCTACTCCATAAATCGCCTTAAAATCGATTCCTTTCTCTTTTAACTTCCTTGCATGCAATATCTGATACGATGTACCCGCCATTGTACCGTGATCAGTCAACGCCAACGCATCCATCCCATTTTCAATCGCAAAATCAATATGCTCCTGTGGATATCCAAATCCATCGTTCCTTGAATGCGTACTATGCGCGTGTAGTCCCACAAATTTAATCATTCTTCGCCCTCTATTGTTGATTGATTATATGCTATCTTATCATGTTTATGTGTTCGTGTCAAGAACTTTGTTGGGCGTCTCATTGTCCTGCCTCTCTCGCCAAGATAGGCACAATACTCATCCCATATTGAAGTATTATAGAACCATTCAGCTTCCACTTTTATCGCATTCTTGTCGCCAACCTCTTGATATACCTCACTAAAGTCAAACTTTCTAGCTGACCATCGCTCATCCAGTGGTAGTTTTTCCGCTTTATCTATTTCTGAAAAAGTGCCAAAGTTGGAAAATGTTCTTGTCGTTTTACGATTTACATCAACTTTACATTTCTGATAATCTTTGTAAAACATAGTGAAAGGTAGTGGTAAATTATCTTTCACTGACTTTCCATTATAAGTCAAATAGAAATTCTTCTCTTTATCGATAATACTTCTCCTGTGCTCCCTAAGAGCGTTAAAGTCATAAGCAGACATCGGAAAAGTGATATAATACTTGTCGGCTACTAACCATTTCGATATTTTACTTGTCACCCAACGCGACATCGCAACTCCATGCAATGCCGCCCAGCCATTAGAATCTCGCCTTTCTCTGTCTTTCGGATGAATAGGAACATAATATATAGGCACTTCTCTTCTCAGTTGATTATGAAATTTGCTTAAATTTCGAAAAGCCCAAACTGGATCAAAAACATAATCTCCAACGTTTTTTCGAATAATCGGAGCAACATCATCATTCGCAACTATCCATATTGTCTTACATCCAACAGTGGCGCACTCTAGTGCCGCCTTCTGAATAAAAGAATATTGATTAGCATACGGATGCATCACAGATGGTATTTCTGTTTCAAAATCAGTTTCAAGGCTTGCTATCGGAATAATACCAGCCATGTGTTGTACGTTTTGTTGTTTATGTCTTACTTGCGACAAAATGCCTCACATATCTATCGTAACCCAAACAAGACGCCGGTAAATCTCTGAGTAGAGTTTGCTCTTTAGTTTTTGTAACTTTGATCGCGCTCTCCCTCGTGCTAATCGTAGTTTTATTCTTCTCCTTTCTTCGGGAGATATGTGATGTTTTAAATCTATAATATTTTGGATGTCCGTATTTTGGGCAGTGTCCATTAAATTTTCCTTTCATTCCTCGTTTATACATTTCTTCGGTTGTTTTAAATCTTGCTGACGTTTCTGAAAAATCAAAATTAAATATATCTTCTTCCTTGATTATCGAGACAGCGCACGCATCTTTTACTGGTGTGTTTCCATCAATCCTATCTGAAGAATAAAACCATATTTGACTTACAAAGTCATCACCAGTTTTAATATAATCAATATCATGCTTCCCTCCTTGATTGAATGCTACCCAATCATAACATATATATTCACCTTTATCAACTATTTTCTTATCTATACCCAAACATTTATCATCTCCGAAATAATAACAAGTATCAAACTTGATTTCTGCGATCTTAGCATATTCATTCGAACATACCAAACTATCGCCATCATATCGAATACTGCTACAAATATCTGAGAGTGGCATGCGTCCTTCTAGAGATAGAAAAAACAACAATCTCTCCCATAAGATATCTTTAGCAATTCCTATTATTTTATCTCCTTGGTGTGTTTTAAGTATTTTCTGTGTGTTTTCGATATTCAGACAACTCAAATCTTCATCATCGAAATAATCAAAACGAAAAGGGCGTCTTTGTTCTGCAAACACGACAGGAAGACGATTGTTGAACGCGAACAAAAGCGCTCTCAAATCGCTCCCCAAGACCACTGTATCATACTCATAAACGTGAGTCAATCCGTTTTCCTCATTCCTTTATTGTCATATCCGCCATATTTCCATTCAGGATGCATCACGTGTAATTTTTGAAGATAATGTTTCCAACCTAAAGCATGTCCAATTTCATGTTCCAATATTCTTTCACGAGTTATGTCTGTCTCTTTAATTAAAATCTTTGCCCTGGTGATGTATCCCGTTCTTTTATTTACTGATGTTTTTGTAAATGCTAAATACTTCTCTTCCACGGATTGATCCGCTGTGGTTATTACTATTCCTGTTCCATAATTATCAACAACACACTCCATAGAATTATAATCGAAAATCACATCTTCAAAATCATATCCACTATTCTCCCAAAAAGCCAAAGCCATCATTACTCTTGTTTCTGAAATTTTTACACCCTCGCATACTTTAACTACGGGAGGTCTGGCCCACGTGCCTACTTTCTGTGGCTTACCAAAAGTCGCAATCTCAAAAAATGTATTGGGATATTTTTCGAGGTATTGGGTATTTGAGTTTAAACACGAGCACAGCAATAATACGAACAACATACTAATACATAGTTGTTTTCATCTTTCACTCTGCACCTCGTCTAAAAGAGATACCAAATCTAAACCTGCACAATCAATCTTCCGTTTGCTTACATGATAATGACTAACAAATCCTGAAAACTTACCGTAGGGTACATCTTGTTCATATTTAGTGGAAGTTTTACCAAATTGATTCTCTGGCGCTTTAAAGGGAATTCCCGTGGCATCATGAATAGCTGCCCATAACGCCTTCAGCGCATTGATTTGCTCTGGATAAAAATCAAGAAAAGGATCTAACTTATTCCCATGCACCCACGCATCATCAATCACAGGACGTTTGCCAAAACCTCGTTGAACATATGTATCCTGATATTTTGGATAATATGCGTTAGTGATCTCAACACCAACAGACGCCCTATTTGAGCGGGAACTTCCAGCGTGAAAAGCAGCATGTTGCATATCCAACGTCTGATAAATAGTACCATCATTGTCTATCATAAAGTGAACTGAAATACCTCTTTTATCTAACACTCTCGCACAAGACGTTGAGGATAAACACACATCCCAGTGATTTACAAAATAGCGAACGCCGCGTTTAGGTCTGCCGGTGTAATCATAGTACGAACCATCCGACGCTTTAATGCCATCCTTATCCGTCCAGAGTACAACTTTCTCCCATTTAATAGGAAAATTTCTACCATTATATATAATATAATTTGAATACTTAAGATTGTTACTCTCTTGTTCTTCAATATCTTTCTGTCTTTCCGTCCATAAACGGCGAAAAGTCATTGGGCCGCACAAGCCGTCTGCTTTTAAACGTCGCACTCGTTGCCATTTCTTAATAGCTCTAACAAGTTTATCGTCAAAATGCCTTTCACCAAACCAAGGGGGTTCCCATCCAAGCTTCGCTGCTGATGATTGGTTATAAAAATCTTTATCCATACACTATACGCCCTATATAATGCCTAAAACATAATTTTCCAATATCAAACTATATTTCTTGCCTTTTATATCTACTTCTTCTATCATAGATCTATCAATAACTAGTTTAGAATTAATATTTAATACATTTTCAAACTTCACGTCTGTTGCCCAACTAATCACCGAAACTACCATGTGCTTCTCTTCTGTTGGTTTAAAACTTTCTGGAAGAACTATGCCACTTGATGTTTCTGGTTCTTGTTTTTGGGGTATATCCACTAAAATATAACGGTTAACCGGACTAAACATATATCACCTCTTTTGTTAATGTTAAATAGTGCAAGAATCGTTAGTGCAGAATTTAGAACCAGATCCACCTTCGTCATCATCTATTCGTTGGATCGGAGTTACATCTTTCACTCTCGCTTCGAATTGTTCTTTAGTTATCGCTTCATATGGAGCTTGAGTGTAGCCAGTTTCTTTATATCTCAAAAATGAAACTGCTTTAAGTCTTTTTTCATATAGCTCTAATGCATTTTTAATTTGTGGAGCCTCGGCATCGCTAAACGTAACAGTCACCGACACAGCGTTATCTGCCCAAAAATGTTGATACTGTGCAGCTATCTCCAACTGCTCCCACATACTAACATCTTTTTTACCCTTCTCAAAGAACGGTTCGTGAACTGGAAACTCAACCACTTTTGTATTTGGAGAATATTCATCATCCTCAATAACATATCCAGCTTCCGCTAGCGCTACCAGTAACGTCGAATCACTAGAGAATCGAATACGACGAATGTAATATTCACTCTCTGGAAAATGAATGCCTGGAGTTGAACCGTTCAACAATGAAACAGTACCAGAAGGCTTGATAGAAGTCATCTTAATGGATCTAGGAATACATAACCAATTAGAATATTCTTCGTCTAACTCTTTAACATAATCATACGCTTTATCACACCACTCCAACATCGCTCTCCTTCCAAACTTATTAAACGCCTGGACGATGCCGGATTGTGATAACCCAATACGACGGTTTTTGAGCATCATTGCGTTGGTTTCTAACCAATGAGTATTGGAAAGAGTCACAGTTTTACCATACAGATAAGCAACTTTAAGTGTCTTAAGGTAATCTTCGTAATCGTCGTGTTTTGCTGGAAATGTCTCCGTTAAGCAACACATCTCAGCGTTATGAAGGCTTTGTTCTGAACAAGGGTTCATTCCCACTACCTCTCTATCACGATAATTAACACCATCTTTAAATCTTCCATATGCTCTTGCGTTTTCCAACCAGATAGCTCCCGGTTCACCGTTCTTCTGACACTGTTCAGCATGCCAAGTATAATCCATACCTACTTCAGCAACAAATGAATTGTTTGAACCCCACCGATGATGATAAAGCTTTTCTTGATCATTCTTCATTTCAAGATAATGCATATCGTCATGTTTTCCCAATGCTAATGCCGCAGAACGCCTCACATTACCAGACACCACGCAACGGCCAATAAGATTCTCTGTATCAACAATATCCACAGATGTTATAAGCTCTCCTGCTTTGTCCATATATAACTCTTTGAGATTCTCATGGAGTTCCTTAAGTGGCCCATAGCCAGAAGAAGTGCCTCCAAATCCTTTAATTAACTCACCTTCGGGACGAATCGCGCTATAGTCAAACTTTGGAACTTTGTTGCCAAAAAAGAAACCATCTAACAGAATATGAACGGAGTTAACCCATCCCTCACGAGAATCATCAATAACAAGAACATCATTAGTGTAATGTGGTTCTTTGATAGTAATCGTCCCAGCACCCAGAGTATCAAACCCAACTCCGATACCCACCATGAGAGCATCCATCATCCAAGAAAATAGATAACCACCTTTAGAAGCAATATCAGCAGTTGATCGCATCGCGCAATTGAACAAACCAGCAGCAGTACGCTCTTCCACGAACTTCGTGCCCATCATCCATAGCCCTCTGCCTGGTGGCGTCCATTTGAGATTAAACAAACGCCCATAAGCATCTTTTGCTGTGCGTTGGGCTTTATTATCATTCCATTCTAATCCCAACAGAGCAACGTGCTCTTTTTGCATGTTAAACGTTCCTTCTATCACTCGTCGGCAAGTTTGCCACCACTCCTCAGTACCAGAAGCTCCAGGTTCAAACTCTTCCAGGCGACGAGCGTATGTACGTTTAAACGTCACATAACCCAATGGACCCCAAGGTACCTCTTGTGTTTTATACGGTTCAATGAATACATCCGATAAACGAAATCGACGGATGTTCTTTAAAGTTCTCATAATATACTAGTTTCTCCCTTTATTTCTAAATTTTTCATATCGTTTTTGTAAAACATCTTGTTGCATTTTAGGACTTAATGCCACTGGATTTACCTGAATTTGTGGCGTTGCCGCTGTTGGTGCAATTTTAATATCTACATTAGATGTATCCATATGAATATTGTATACTATTCCATCTGGACCATTTCTATTCTTTGCGATAAATATCTTTCCCTGATTCTTCTGCTTATCTTCCACTGTACGAGACACAGAAAAAATGAAATCTGCTACAAAGCATTTATTAAATGCTTCTGATATTTGCTCCATTGTAATCACTTCAGCGTTTAATCCAGATCGATTTGTTTGAGAGGCTGTCCAAATTGAACATTTAAATTCGGAAGCAATTGCTCGCAGTTCTTCATAAATAGATTCCAATTCATTTCTTTTCTCTTTCCTAATAACAGTTGGCTTGAGCAAATCGGCATAATCAACAATTATCACACTTGGATTTATCCCTCTTTTTGCCAATCGAGATAAATGATTGCGAATAGTATTAGATGAAGCAGATTTAGTTGGGTATTCTTTCACTATTAGTTTACCATCAACGAGCTTGATTTGTTCAAAAATATCTTCTTTAAATTCATTCAAATTTGAAAGGGGATATCCTGTAATACAACTATCATATCGATTTGCAACAACTATATCCCGTAATTCTAAAGTATAATGAACAACTGTTTTCTTTTCCTTCAAAGCTTGCGTGCCTAAATGAACCAAAGCCATACTCTTACCTGCGCCCGTTGGCGCTATCACAACACCCAATTCACTTTGCCCCAAACCGCCACCGCAAATCTGATCTATCTCCTTCCACCCAGTTGTAGTCGGCATACGATGTCTAGGTTTATATCTCTCTTCAAAGTCCACTATATAATCATGACCAAAGTTTGTTTCCGATCCTAACTTTAACGACTCATTGATAACTTTTGAAATCTCATCAAAAGAACACGTCTGTAACAACCCAACAGACTTCATCATAGCTTCTTTAAGATTCTGCTTTCGACAGAAATCCAACGATGTCTCTTTAATATATGCGGCGTCAGTTATATCTTTTGTCTTAATTCTTGCAAAATACTCTCTAACTTGTTTCTGAATCACTTCATCTTCTTCATCTAGCTCAGTACGCAAAATACTAATTAATGCCTCAAATGAAGGATGAACGGTATATTTTGTTCTATAATCTATCACCTTCGATACGAACACTCTAAGATACTCAAGTTCTAAAAAATTAACATCAAGCACTTCTGTTATCTGATCAGCGAAAGGACGATCCTCAAAAATAAGCTGAACTAATCCTTCCTGAAAGGATTTGCCATATTTTGCAAAATTTGTTCCCTCTTCTCTCATATTTTACCCTCAACAATACAAGTATAACACAACGACTTTCAAAGTCAATGTGTTTTTAGTTTTCTCTAGCTATTCTATTCATGTGTGCAGTAAGATCGCTTAAGTTTAAATCACTAAATCCATCAATATTCATCATCTTGATAAGTTCTGTTTTATTAAACGTAAATTCAAAATTCTCTATCGCTTCTTTGGTTATTGTTTTTGCCTGAATCGACATTTGAGGAGAATACAACTGCATCATCTTATAATTATGTTCAACAAGCTCCCTTCCCTCTATAACATTGGAAAAAAACTTAAGTGTGCTGTTTGAATTCTCACAGTGCTCTATAACTTCATCAATTGTATACGTTTTTTCCTCCGATAAAAAATCAAGCCTTTTTGCGACGGTCGCAAAACCAGCACCTTTAATACCGGGCAAATTGTCTGAAGCGTCTCCGATTATTGCTCTCGCCAATGCCATGTTCGTTGGGTGAACGCCTGTCTGTTCAGTAATGCGAGACTTATTTAACAACTCCTTTTTAACCGGCCGCATCAATACAGTCTCTTCATCGCATAGTTGCATAAAATCTTTATCATTTGAAACAATAATCTTCTGCCAGCCTTTGTAATATGGCATCTGAGTAATATAAGATATAACATCATCTGCTTCAATCTCAGGCAGTATTGTCTGAATAACCGGCATAATATTCAAATATTCCATCAATCTACTCTGCTGCCATACTTTGTTCTGCGTCTCTTCGTCTTCCGACAAGTTATGGAAAGCACGATTCAAGCGAATAGGCTTGCGGCCTTCTTTATAGTTCTTGTCCATAATCTTGCGTTTCATTGATCCGTTTGGACCATCCCACGCAAACACAATATGATCTGGCTTTGTCTCTCTTGCTAGTTTTTGTAAAGACTTAATAGTCCCAACCAACCCACCAATAGGTTGTCCGTTGGTGGATAAACTAGGAACCACAATATAACTTCTCAGATACATATTTAATGCATCAATAATCAATACTCTTTTCATTCAATCACCTCAATAATTTCTTCTTCAAAATAATAATCTGACTCATTCTCTCCAACAAACAATATCTCATAAAATACAGAGCCACTTGGAGGAGTCGCCGGGATTGCCGTTGGTTGATCAACTATCAATCCAATATGATATTCTTCATTATCATATTCGTCGAATGCTTTTATTTTCACCAAATCGCCCATCTTATATTTCACAACCTGTAACTGCCTGCTATCTTATCATCTATTGTATAAACCACTCGCTTAACTCCACAATGTCTCAAAGCTTCCCGACACATCGGACACGGCTTAGACATTTTGAAATCATTTCCCTTTCCCACTCTCGCAACATACACCGTAGCACCCTCTGTGACTGTCCTGTCTACCCCCAGGACTGTTCCAATTTCTGCATGAAGGGTAGGAATGCCATACTCTTTTTTTCTGAATCTGTGGCCAAATGAGCAGTAGTTTGACTTGTTAAAAGATCCATTTCTGACTGTTCCTCCTTTCACCAAAACCGCTCCGTGTTTATACTCTGGAAAAATTGATTGATTTGCCAATCTTCGTGCGAGTTCCATATACCTACCAGTTTTGCCGGTGTATTTATATGTCTTTTCTGCTATCTTAATGTGATCATACAAAACGCCTCCTAATCAGATTATATTATAACTGAAAAGGAGGCGCCAGTCAAGTGTTTATTTTCAAATAATCACTTTCACACCAAAAGACCATCTCCCACGGATCCAATGTCCGTAAGCGTCATAGTGCCCTGGTGTCCAATTCCACCCTACAACGCGATGTGCGTGGTGTCGGTATCGCGGAGGGGGCGTGTGCCGGTGTGTCGTCGCATGGTGTTTATGCTTCGGTGGGGGCGCCTTATGTGCCTTGTGGTGTGCGTCTGCTGGTGCTGATAAAAGCACCATCAAAGATAGAATATTTAACATGTTATTTCTCCTTTTCTATATAGGAATATTCTTCCCATTATTTAGACGGATAACTCATAACTTTTATTCATTTTCTTCGTAAAAATCTTTCGCATTTCCCAGTCTTTCATCGAACTTTCTCACCACTTCCTCGTCCATCAGTTGGAGAACCTTTTCTCTAAACTCGGAGTCGTTGCGGATTAGTCCACTCCACTTAGACGGCTGAAACTTCTTG